TCAGATTTTATTGAACCAATGGGATAACTATACGAACTGGCCAGATCCAAAACGCGCTCCTTGGTCAGCAATTAATTCAGATGTACAAACCTCACTACTAAGTTCAGGTCAGCAGCAAATTACGTCTGTCTATCCTCGTGACTCTATCATCGATGGTCTGTTATTGTTTGATGGAAAGGAGCGTATTCAAACCAAACCTCTTCCCTTCTTTTCACTCCATCAGATGTACCGTCATGTTACCGGAATGACTCCAGACCTTCCTGGAGTGTATATGTATTCGTTTGCATTGGATCATGCGAATTATCAACCGTCTGGTGCAGTCAACGGAAGTATGTTCAATAAAATCATTCTCCGATTGACACTTCAACAACCTATTGCGTCGTCTGTGACAGCAACTACATCGACTACAGTCTGCGTGTTGACTTCAACGTTGTTTAGTCCCAATCCAACCGTTGTTCCTGCGGCAAACTTGACCTTGACAACACCAAGTGGTGCTCTTCTCTATCCTCCAGGAACTGTAACCACGGTTGTTCAAACCAACGATAACGTGATTTTTACATTCACATATAACGTGGGAGTGTATGTTGAGTCGATTAACTTTCTACGTATCGTCTCAGGCCTGGGCAATCTTGTGTTCGCATCATAACAATGGCGCAACAAATCGTGTCTGCCTATTTTGGAGACGAAAAAAGCTTTCGTAATATCACTAAGTCTCTCATTAATAAAGTCAACGATGGGATACTCGATATCACTGCAGATGAATCATTAATTCCTGTCTTTGATGCGGCTCCACAAACTAAACTAGATGCTAAAGAAGAGAAGCGAATTCGTGAACAAGCAGTCAGAGGATGTGGTGGTGAAGCCGATCAGGCATGTCTTGATGCTAAGATTGCTGAATTGAGTCAAGCAGCACTTCAAGACCTCGAACGAACGTCAACGATACGAAATGCGATTAAAGGGCGAAGGTTAACATTGACAGTTGCAGATGAGAATGGAAGAACAAAAACATTAGTTGCTCCAGATGGTCAAAAGTTGAAATTGGAAAACGTTACGACAGGGAATACTACGAAAAAAGACATCCTACCCAACGTGAATGTCATCTACGACCGTGCATGGACGCTCGCACTCCATATTATCAACGTGTTTGTGTATGTCTTTGCCATTGTTGCAGTCTACGCCATCTTCATGCGAAAATATGAAACGACTGGACTTGATTCATTCAAAATGCTTGCGTATGGATGTGCGATTGTCTCTATCTTTCTACCGTATGCAGGCTATTTCATCATTTTAATGTATTTTGGATTCAACTCTTTCCTAAATGAATATACCAATAAATAACAATGATCGAACTACGATGGTTGTCCGCTGGAGTAATTTTTGGGTTGTTGGTCTCAACGATTTTGATTCCGCCTACACGAAAACAGGTTCGCATTCCTCAACCAAATGATCCGAGTATCTATCATACTGAAACAGGATGTGTTCGGTTCACATCCGTCGAAGTTCCGTGCGTCCAAGAAGCAGACTCTCTCAACGTACTCGCAAGTCTCACTAAGAAGTAATGATCCGTATACTAGAGGCAATTCACCGAGGGGCTCCGTTTTTCTCATTCATCATTGGATTGGGTATCGCAGTGGTACTCTTTCACCGTGAGTATTCAACGGTTCGCACCCTAGGACTTCCACTCAAAGATACACTAGACAAGGTTGTCCGGTCCGACGGTAAATGTTATCGCTATCGCGTGGAGGATGCCAATTGCGAAAACGTGTCTAGTGAATAAACAATGGACGATTCAACACCCCTGGATGCCCTGCTCCCAAGTCCTCAAGGTCCTCAGTCTGCACCTCCCTTGATGCCTCTTCCTAGCACAATGGGTGGATCATACTCTGGGATGGCACCGACCTTCAAGCCTAGTTTACCAGCGATGCGTTGGATGGCGTCGTCCATGACCACTTACATTGCATTCTTCTTGGCAGCTGGAGCCATTTCCTTATCAACTCCACGTAACCTCTTGCTTCAGTATGTTCCCAATGCATACACAGGATCTGGAGTGGTAAGCTGGACTGGTGCAGGTGTTTTGGGTCTTGCTGCTGTAGTCATCGCTCATATCCTCAAGGGGTTCCTGGCTGGGTTTTTGGGATGAAAACGGATTTGTTTAGATCCACCAAGTAGACCTCCCCCCTCTACAATGTCTCTTCAATCACAACGCCTCCTCGCCTACCAACAACACGTCCTTCACGTTCGCAACCTCTCAACGCGAACTGAGTTCAGACCGTACGAATACAAAGACTTCCAATGGAACACGTGTGCTGTATGTCAGACCGAAATCCGAGATACAGCATTCGGACACAACCCAGCTCCTCTAGCAGACACAGGTGTTTGCTGCAATACATGTTACTTGAAAGCATGCTTCACTCGTTTACGAGAAAACCATGGGTCCAAAGAAGCTATCGAGCTTGTTGCCTGGATATCGACTACGCTCATCTAATCTTTCATATAAATGAAGTAAGGTGTCAAGTAAATACTCATAATTAAGAATACGATATTGGTATCATAACTGGATTGATTCAAGAAAGCGCTGAGTATAACAGCCATGAGTACTAGGAAACTATCTCCTAACAAAGCACCAGTACCTGCTTCTTTTGCATATATTTTGAAAAAGTCTAACATATTGTTTGAGCCTTTAGGAATGATGCTAAATACGATATAGAATAGAGAGTCAAAAACTACTTGAATGAATACACAGATAGCAGCAAATGCTGTTAGACCAACTTCTACACCACTTGTATAGACTAGGTATCGTCCTAATAAGATATACAAAACACCAATTAATATATCTGCAATCATAGCCGACAGTCTATACTTTTTGTACCACCCTTCTAACGATTTGACGTTGAAATACATCCTCGAGAAAGCAAGAAAAATGATAAACAAATCAGCATAGATATTCGCTGTTAGTATAGGAATGTATTCAAATTTATTGGTATAATCAATAGTAGGTTTTAGGTTTGTGGTCTTTTCGATAACAAAAGTAAGTAAGAAAAGTAATCCGACAGCCAACAGTCCCTTCATGTATTAATCGAAGATAAAAACGGATTTGTTTCGGTCAGAGTAATAGACTTCCCCCCACATAGATAGAATGGAGCGTTGTCAAGCGCTCACTTCCGCAGGTTCAGCCTGTAAATATAGATCACGCGAAGGTCATACGACCTGCAAACGACATGCTCGTAAAGAAGTTGTCCCTCCACGTAACACTCGATGCACACAGATCAGGACGAATGGACAACGATGTGCACGAGACTGCGGACACGAGGATACGCTCTGCGACCTTCACCGCCACCACGCCACACGGCGTGAACGAGACCAACACTTAAGAGAGCTTCTCGAAACTATGGGTGCTCGCCTTTGGGATGAACATCCACCGACAACCTTTGATGAATGGTTCGAACCAATCGAACGAGTTGAATGGTTGGGACCTGAGCTCAAGTTCGAACTCCGAGACGCATTGATGTTCCGCTGGGGAACCTATCTCATCATGCGTCCTCCACCTCCTGTGACACCCATCTCGGAACTACACGGACTCTCGATGGACAAACAGAACGTCCACACGGCTGCCATCGTTAACCAAACCAAATCTGTTTTGGAACCCTTGGAAGCAGTTCCTATTCCAGAGGGACAAGACACCATCTGCGAAATCCTCAACGCATGGCGAATGAAGATTGGAAAATCCAAGGTTCTTCGCGACATGATAGGTTGGTACAAGGTCTCTGAATGCCGCAAGAAGGACGACTACCTTTACAAACGCACACTGGACGCAGTCTGGGCACGCATCAAGCTACACGAACACTACTCTGAACTCATCGAGAGGCTCTGGGAAGAGTGTAATGATGCCGTCAGTCAGTGCTGTGAAGGACACATCTCGCGACTTGCGAGTGTACTCGTTGGATTCGATCAGGATGCTCACCAGGAAGTGTCGGTGGGTGAACGTCTCCAACAACGAATGGCTGCCATTGATGCATTGGACATCTCCCCTGAAGAGAAGGTGGACCATGCCTGGAGAGCCTTCACTGAACTCAATATCCCAATGCAAGACCGTTATGCATGGGTGGATGCGTTCTAAGACAAAACGGATTTTTTTACACTCGTGTAAGTAGAGTTCAACCGAATGCAACAGAACCAATGTATGGGTATCAAAGGAGACAACACACAGTGTCTATCACGATGCCATAGAGAACCACACGACCCACCCCACCTTCGATTCTGCGGAGTTCACTGGCGTTCGTATATGAAACGTGTTGAACGTATCGCATACTTCCATATAGGAGACGCAGTGGATCTCCACCACCATCAACCAGGAATGTGTTTGAACTTTCATACTCGGACACGAAACGCCTGGTGTATCAATCATCCTATACCTGGTCATCTTCAATGCGATCTACATCACCCTGTCCCAGCGATCGATCCTCAACATGAGTTAGAACTCTATCAAATGAGAGAACCTCCAATGACCTATCAGCAAGTCGTTGATGATGTGTTTCGGCGTCCTAGACTCAACCGTGGTCAGCGATGGACCATCGCGTCTCGATACTATCGAGATATCAATCCAAACGCATGGGAGAACGGACCTGAAAATGACCCTTTTAACGAGTACTTTGAATGGAGGCTTAGAGGTGGACATGGACTTCCTCCGAATGAAGTTCGTCCACAGGTTGCACGTGGAAACCTTCAATTGATTGCGTTGGACCGCCAGAATGTTCATACACGAGCTGTCTCTCAACAGACTAACAAAGGACTAGAGATCTTGTTGGCACTTCAAAGACAGAAAAACCGCACAATGCGTTCACCGGAATGGTTCGCAGCCAAATGGCTGGTACGTGCGTATGGACCTTGGCAAGCCGTTTTCCGCACCGTGAACGACATGATGCAGTGGTATAACACCAATACCTGTCGAGCTGTAGGCGACCAACTCTATCGACACACACTGGACGGACTCTACTTGAGAATCTTCTCTCATTCATCGGAAGATGTAAAGACTGAGCTCATCAAGCGTGTCTTTGAAGAGTGTTCTGAAAGTGTTGGGCTGTGCTGCGATGGACACATTAGCCGTCTCTGCAATGTCTTGGTCGGTTTTGACGATGCGTTTGAACCGCCAGTGCCATTCGGTGAAATCCTTCAGAACAAGATGGCTGCGTTGTTCGCATTGGACATTCCGACGGAAGAGAAACTGGTTCAAGCGATTGCATTCTTCAATGAATATGCCGTGTCCGAAGAGGAACGAGCGCCGTGGCTTGAAGCTTTCTAACTCTTAAATAATGAAGACTCGTCGTCTACGGCTCAAAGCCATTCGCAAGAGCCATGTGGCTGAAAAGAAGTATGATGCTGTCTTTGTCAAGCCAGACGGACGTGAGATCGTTCAACCCTTTGGACAAAAAGGATACTCAGACTTTACGAAGCACAAGGATGTGACTCGTAGAACTCGGTATTTGAAACGTCATCGTGGTATGGGCGAAAACTGGAATGATCCATCCTCTGCAGGTGCATTGAGCCGTTGGATCCTATGGAACAAGCCGAGCTTCAAAGCCAGCCTTGCAGACTATAAGCGTAGGTTTGGGTTTTAAAAACGGATTTGTGTGGAGCTAAGCAGTTAGACATCCCCCTCTTACTAGACACAATGCCCTGCCCTGTATGCAACAAACCTGTTGGCGAAGATCACCGTTGGTGCGTGTTTGAACTCCTCAAAGCGAACAAGATCCAAGACGTCTCTGAATGGACAGAGATGTGTAAACCCAAGACCATCCTCAAAGGGAAAATCAAGGTGCGAATTCCCAAAGAATTATAATTCGATCTGGATTTTTACATTGGGGACCATTCGTCTCCAAAGATGAAGCCATGTCAATTGCCTATCTGCATCGAAGTGTAGTTTGGCAATGGCATTGAAAAGGTGCACATACAAGACAACCACGAAACAAGAGATGAACCATGGATTCATTATCCTAAGTTAAGATGCTGTGTCCTTGGAAGTCTACGCGTCAACACTTCACGCACGACTGTAGAGCCAGTATCTGGTTCTTCTCCTGGGTTTGGCAAGCCTTCCATCGTTCGTAAGACTTCAGCCATACGCTCCGGTTGATCTGCTAAGAGCATTGCAATTTGTGCACGAACCACTTGCTTGGGAGGTCGAGCTCGTGTTGTGCGTTGTTGACGTGCAATGGTTCCAATCCCTCCTTCAATGACAAAATTGTCCAAGTTATTGCCTCGCATAAACTCCAAGACTTGACTGCTGAGTTGAGTTTTTCGGTCTCGTAGTGTTTTCATTTGTGCTTGAAGTCCACGAACTTCATCGTCTGCTGCAATCCATTGACGGAGGATATCACGTACTTCGTCAGCCATACTTAGACTACCCTAGTTTCATTAAAACGACTCCTACAATCGTCAATCCAAGTCCCATATACTGTTGTAGTGAGGAGAGACGATCACCCAAATAATAGAAGGCAGCTATACTTTCAATCACTCCAGAGAGACCATCCCACACTCCATTAACATAGAGAACGTTCTTGGTTCGCAAACTGCGAATCAAAAAGTAGATCACTGCTGCATAGCCTACTAATCCTCTCCAAAGAAAGGTTGGTTGATCGGTTTGAGCAAACCATCGTAAGTTAAAATCACCATACACTTCGACAGTCGCCAGTGCTAGAATGTCTGCAAATCCCATTGTATAGTGCTTAGAACTTCCATCGCTTATCACACTCGAGGCATGTGACGAAGGTTGTCATCGGTTCATCTGCCGAACGTGTTTGCTGTTGATAGTAATCACAATTGGTCTTTCGCTTACATCCAGAGCAGTACATCTGAATGTTGGCAGTCGTCTTGCGGCTGTACAGTGCTTTGTCGCGTTCGGCTACTTTCTTGAGATGGTCTGTCCATCGTTCAGGTTCACGATCGACTTCCGTTGTATTGGCAAATTCTTCTGGGGTCATCGTCTCTGCAAGAGTACGAGATCGATACAAACTCATTGCACGACACCGATACATTTCTCGGAAGGTAGGTGTTTCCCAGTCGATATCCACGTACCACTTTTGTGCTTCGTGAATACATCGATTTAGAATTGCGTTCTCAATCTCTTCGGATCCAAACTTTTCACGGACTAAGGTTCGTAGTGGATGATCAATGAAGACGTTTGCACAGTGGATCATGTGTGTTGTAATCTCTTCTTTCGGATCTTCCTCTTCTTCTTCCTCTTCTTCTTCCTCTGCAACAACCTCCTCCTTTTCGTCTTCATCGTCTATAATTTCCTCTTCTTCGGCTTCGTCAAACGAACAGGATGAATAGTAATCGTCGTATTCACTCGAACGAAGATCGGTATAGGCAGTTGCAGGTTTCTCATATTCATCTCCATGGGTCGAGGATGATTTGAGAATGACGATTGTGCCTTGAAACGTATCTTCGTGAAACGGAGCTGGAAGCATGTGTTGATTCGTAGATTCATCATCGTCTTCGGTTGGACTTGCAAACACTGTATAGGAGCAGTCTTCGGTTGTAAGCTTGCCTTGAAACTGAAGGTCAGGTTGTTTGTATTTCTTACGAAGCCATTCTAGAACATCCGGTGTTCGTGGAGGAAGAGTAACTTCTCCCAAGGTTCCCTGAATTGAAATGGTAGTTGCGATAACCATGTTTAATCATGACTGACTATGTGTAGATTGATCCATTTTCTCAAAACGGATGTGGTTTTTACAAGTCTACTCTTGTATCCCCCCAGTATAGAATGCCTCCCAAATTTATGCCCAACTATCTCAACGCTAAGAAAGTAGCCCCTACACCTGACAAACTCAAAGAACGAGCCGTTGAATCACAACGATTGCTCCAAGTTGTTGCACCCACTCCAACCATTGGTCGTATTGAAGACGATGGAGGTGGATGGACTGAAGTCAAACGAAAAATACGAAAGGTTCAACGTGAACTCACTGTCGATGAAATGGATGCACGTGAACGTCGCCTTCAAGCCCTCAATGAAGCCACAGACGGTGAATTCAATGGAGAACTCTTCGACTCCAAACGACACGATCACGATCGTGTTTAAGCCGCCGGTGCCGGAGCAGGTGCAGGTGCCGCAGCAGGAGCCGCAGCTGGTGCCGCAGGACTTGATGATTTATCAGCCGCAGAAGCCGCAGCAGCCGCAGGGTTTTTTCGTAATTCATTAATATTCTTCAACGCACTCGCAGCTGCAGCCGATGCACCAAACAGCTTTTTCAGTCCAACTGCAATCACCTTTCCTATTGTTTTTGTGAATTCAGCATACTCTACATCGTAGAAACGAGTGACTGCTGCAATGGCAATGTACGCCCCAACAATTCCTGCAATAACGAAGAAAACGTTAAATAGAAGACTTAGAAGTCTATCAGTTGAATAGGAGCTGTTCTTATTAGACAGAGCATTTGAAAGAAATGGATCACACGAGTCTACTTGATCGGATAGTTCTGTAACATCTCCCTTGAAGTCTGAAAGGGATTTCGATAAGTCTGAGAAATCGGTCATTGATTCACGCGTTGGAACACCACAATTGGGTGGAGGTCCTTGTTTGTAGACGGTCCACAATCCAATAGGATGGATTGCATCTTCCCAAGGAGTTACAGGAACAGAACTTGTCAACGCTCTCATATCACTACTACCCACTGGTAGGGGTTTCTCAAGCATAACGTACAACGGACTTGATGCATTCTGCTTTGGTCGCCATGAGTAGAGCCAGCGAGTCATATTGAATTCTTTTAGATATTTCTCAAGAGGAGGTAGTCCTCTCCAAGCAAAGAACCCATTTTTAACAGAGACTTCTTTCGTATTTTCAATTTTGTTCGTTTCAAATAACTGTGATAATCCCCACTTTGAGCCTGTTTGAAGGTTTGTTGTTTGAAATTGACCGGTTAATGGATCAGGGATTGATACAGAGGATATATTGCTCATAAGTCGATTGAAAAACTTGGCCGATGGGGTGTCAACATCTCCAACTGTAATTGGAATCAAAATGATTTGATCTGAAGCACTTGAAGGATCATTTAACGAAATGACTGCGTCGGCTTGTTGATCTTGAACTCGTAAAGGGCATGGGTGATAGACAGTAATGTCAGTGACATTGATATTAATTCCGTTAAAGGTAAATTGGAAGGGAAGACTAGGTTTGAAGAATGCTTTTGTGTCGGTCGAAAACCCTTCAACTTGAGGGCGGATACGAACAATGCGTGCTTTCTCCACTGCAGTTTTTAACTGGTCATAGGTTTTGATCTTAACAACTTCCTCATCTGGAATTCGTAGATCTCCACATGATTGACTGTTCTGGAGTGGAAATGGATACTTACCTTTCCCCATCATTCCCAGGAAATCGCCAACGGACAATTCGTTCTTTTCAACTCGCTTGAGTTCTCTCGGTCCTATAGCACACGTCCGAACACCTCCAAAGTTTCGAGTCAGTTTTAACGATGAGGTAGTGATCTCAGGAGCGAACCTCAATTCACAGGTAGAACATTCTTCAGAGGAAGAGATTGCGACACCTATTTTCCGTCCATCCGATCCAGGATAAGGGTCTTCCTCAATGGTTGGAGGTTCAAACTTTCCACCTGCATTTCCCATTGTCTCTAAGGGGATAAAACAAGTATCACAGATTAAACAATGAGCACAACCGCTGGAGCCACTGGAACCCCTGGAACCTTCAAACCTCCGACACCTAAACCCTTATATCCAGACACACCTTGGTGGGCGAGCTTGATTGCGGTGTTTTTCACTGCAGTCGTCAGTATTTTGGGAACAGCCTATGCATTGGGTGCTTTGAAAGGGACACCTGGAGCTTCACTTCCTCCAGCCGCTTCCCTTCTCGTGGATACACTTACCTATTTTCCACACATCCTTCTCTTGTTCGGCGTTCTTGCCGATATGATTACGTATGACGGTGTATGGTCCATTCCCAGTTTGGTCGGAATCATCTCCATCTTCGCCAACTTTCTTATGAAGTACTTTTGGATCGGAATTCAGTCGTTCGTGTCCACCTCCAAGGAAGTTGTAGTCAACATTGGAAAGCAAAAAGCCACTACACCTGCTCCACCGCAATCCGCAGGTGCTGAACAAGGTTCATTCTTCAAGAACTATGATGGATGTTCCGTTCAAGGATTTGAATATTTTGCCACTGAATTCGCACCTCAAACGCTTGTGGTCACCGCGACTGTCTTTTGCTATTACATCTTTGATCTAGTCCGCAACCGAGGATGGTTAAACTCACTTGCGGCGATCCTTGTGTTTGCTTCTGTCTTTATCGGTCAAGTTGCTATCTTATCCACCTGCGGTAATTCACCCTACAGTGGAAACCTTCAAGCCATGATGGCCTTATTTGAAGGCATTGTGTTTGGAGGGTCTGCGTATGGCATCGTTCAGACCTATTACCCTACACGTTTACCCACATCCACTATTTCACCCTTCCCACGACGTAGTAAGAATGATCTGAAGTTGGGACCAGATGGAAAAATGTATGACGAGGATGGATATCCATTCATTGTATTGCCCAACGGACAAACTGTTCCAGACATTTCAGGTAAAAAGGCTAAGGACGCGTATGCTACATTACTAGGCGATAGTCTTGGAACCGGTGCACCGGCTAAGGAAGCTAGCTGCCCTTCTTAAGCGAACGCTTTACCGATAATCGCAAGTAGAATCGCAATTTGAGTTCCTGAATACCGACCTACTTCCACATCGCCCTTAAACACTACAAAGGTTGGAACTACGGATATATTCAATGAACGAGCTCTTCCCTTGGAATCGTCCTTTGTATTGATCGAAATCCAATCAATTTGATCACCGTGCTTTTCAGTCAGGTCCTCTTTGAGCATTTCAATGGTAGGTTTGATGGTCATACATGGACCGCAGGTAGGAGACCAAAAGTGTAAGATGTGAACAAGGCTCATTTATCTACTTCAAGATGAGTTATTTGTAAACTCGTTCGCTCGGCTCGGATGAAAGGTGCTCGTTGAATGGTTTGTTTCGTAAGATTGACATCACGATCTTTACAGAGTTCGGTAAACGCTTTGAACAAGTGTTTGTCAATGACCGATTGATCCAATGTAGTGAGGTTACCTCGCATCCAGGTCAGAATGGAGGCTTGAGAGACTGGAGGACCCATCAATTGAAGCGGACATCCTTCAAAGAGGACGTCGGTTGCAGGAGGAGGTCCTATCAGTGCAGGTTCCAAGGTTCCACGTGCCATTCGATCTACAATGTCATTGTTGCGAGACAGTTCGTCTTCACCTCCAGTATGCGATCGCACATGGACAAAGCGATGACTCTTAAACTTGGACAATCGCTTGCTGATGTCTTCAAACAAGTCGCGATGTAAGACAATTCCTCCAACTGAAGTCTTCCACCCACGTGCAACCCATCCTACAATCCACTTGGTCAAACCGTTGATCGAATATTCAGAATCCGTATAGATCACAATGGATTCGTCGTAATAGCCACCTTCATCTAAGATCACCACGGCTCGATGAATGGCAGCAAGTTCACCTCGTTGATTGGTTTGTGGTTCAGTGTCAGGAACACGTGCCGACGTACTCAAGGAAGGATGATCTGGGAACCATACTGCATATCCAGCTTTTGATCCAGGTCTGCCATTGTTCGAACACGCACCATCGGTAAACACACGCATAGTACCTATTCTTTAGAGGATGTTAAATCCGTTTCGTAAGCACGCGGATCATTCCAAAGAGACAGATCCAACGGAGGTCCTACAATCGTAGGGATACGAACAACCGGTGGAAGTGATTGAACGATACACCGACTGACAATGGCAGATTGAAGAGTAGGTTCTTCAATGTGAAACCAGACACGACACCGAAACGATCGTTGTTCAAGGGATCTGCGCAACATCTGCTGACAGGCTAAACTCAAAAAATGAGCGTGCCAAATCAAGAGTAATCGAATGCGAATCCCTGGACGTGTTGGAACAAACGTGGTCCATTGACTGAACCATTTTGCAAAATCTTCCATACTGTTTGTCACTGCAGCATCCACCTCTTCAAAGTCGCACTCGTGTTCATGTGCGGTTTTGTAGGTGTTCCAAAATTTCGCCGTTTCAACATCGTTCAGTCGTTCGTACAACACTCGATGTGGAGGTGGAAAGTCCATGTTCCTTGTAGTCCTATAGGGTTTAAGCCGAAGTTTCATCGGATACAATCTTCTTCACAGGAATGTCTGCAGAGACAATGTAAATCGAATTCTCAGTCATCACTAACCATGTATTCTCCTCCTTGAGTCGCCAAAGCTTCTCGATGGCAGAGGTATACTCGGTTCCAGACTTAACCAAGTGCTTGACGCTATCCTTTACGCCAATACAGCACTTCTTCTCAAGGCTATCGTGATAATAATCCAAATAAATAGGACGATCCTCTTCGAGTGCGATTTTTGCCGCTTGAACCAAAACAGTTGCAGAAGGAACTGACATTTATTTGTTGTGCTCGGTTGTCTTCTACATAGAATCAACGCGAAGCCTTTGCGGCATCTTCTAGCTTGAAGCGTGATTTCATGTTGAGTGAAGGTGTCTCTGCTTTAGGGTTCTTCAACACCTCGAGAAGTCCAGTCTTGAGAGGCACCTTGGTTGCGACGGCAAAGATGAAGCGAACGAGTGCATCCACATGTTCTTCGCTTGCTGGAGATTTCGGTAGACGAATGGTATCACGAAGATCCTCCATGACTTGAGACACGAAGCCAGCCATTGTCTCTTCTGGGATCAGTCCACGTGTGTACAGTTCAGAGATGTAGACTGCAAATCCACGCTTGGTTTCTTTCTGTTTGGTCCATGCGATAATCGCATTGTCATAGCCTGGATCCGAAGAAGAAGGAATGATAGTTATGTTTTCGGTATTGTACAGTTTGGCGAACATACCGGTTTGAGACACCAAGTCTTGATGGGCATCTGGATACGTCTTTGCGATTTCTGCATACGCATCTGCCATGATGGGTGCGAAGAAGTTCATCTTGATTCCGTTGTCGAACAACAGGGTCGTTACACGGAACCTGAAGGCTGCATCACGTTTCTTGAGACGTTCTAGAAAGTCTGCCATCAGTACACCGTAGTTGGTCTTGCTCAATTTGTTGATCTTGCTGACAATCTCACTGTAGTCCGGATCGTCTTTCTCTTTGACTTTGCGAACCAAGTCAGCGAGCGAGTTCTCACGCCAGTTATCATGTTCGCGTGGTAGAGGTCGATGTGCTGTGTGAGCACGTCGAAAGGGAGTTTGAAAGGAGATCTTAAGTCTTGCGATAATTCCTACAATCTCGTCGGAGAGGGAGGGTCTAGGTAAAGCTCGTGCTGCGTAGATGGCTGAAACGTTCATTTTAGGGGGGACACTTATTGACTTTCAACATTCTAAATCCGTTTTCAAAACGGATGAGTTTAAGGACTACGAAATGAATTCCCCCTCTCACACAATGTCCGACGAACTTCCAACTACTTGGGTTCTGTGGTATCACGACCCTAACACTACAGACTACTCTCTCTCCAGCTACATTAAGATCTTAGATATCAAAACACTCACAGACTTCTGGTCAATCGTTGACGGAATTTCACTCAAAGCCTGGAACTCAGGCATGTTCTTCTTCATGCGCGAAGGCTACCGTCCACTCTGGGACGCACCGGAAAATGAACACGGTGGTGCGTGGTCTAAGAAGATCGATGCATCCGAAACCAATTCAGTCTTCATAGATTGCATGGTCCACTGTCTAGCCAACAGTTTCCTGAAGACCCAAAATGAAAACATTGCAGGAGTCACTGTGTCTCCCAAAGGCAACTTCCACATCATCAAGATCTGGAATGTGTCTGCTAGTGTATCCGATCGCAAATTGTTCTCACCCACTCTCCGAATGAAAGTAGGGGACGACATCGCGTACAAGGCACATAATCTGCGTCCTAAGTAGTTAGTTCAATGTAAACAAATACGACACCTTGGTCAACTCACCTAAAATGGTATCGCGTAGGTTGAGTAGATCGGTGTCATTTTTCCCTATCTTCTTGGGTAACTCGGTTTCCAAGTACTTACTTTCCTTGGCGACAAAGGACTTGGCTGCGGATTCACTGAAATTGTGAAGCTTGATGGAGCCTGAAATCATCGGTCGACCGTAGCGTCCCATATAGGATTCTACGAACGCATCAATGTTCAAGTCCAGGGCGGTAGTTAATGCATCGGTCGCTGTATGTCTCGCAAACTCCTTCGTCTGCCAGTGATACAACTTGACTTGATTGCGGATAGTCAATAGGTGCGTCACTAGGTCGCCCCCACTTCGCTTGTTCTTTCGAGTCACTGCCATTTATACTTGGTTAAGAAACAATGGCTAGCTTCGCAGTTGGGCGGTTTCAACCTCCTACCATTGGACATGCTCTCATGATTCAGGAAGTCATCAACTCACCTGGAGACGCATTTATCTTTGTGTCCTCTGCCAGTACACCCAAATCACAAAACCCATTGACCGCAGCTCAAAAGATTACCGCACTGAACAAGATGTTTCCCACAGGCGTAACCTTCGTGAACACTTCGGAGTGTACCCCTAGATGTGGCGGACCGGTCGCTGCAAACAATTACCTTCGTGAACGAGGGTATACAGATATCACATTACTCGCAGGATCCGATCGAGCGGAAATTTTTGGACCGGATGCGGCTATGTGGGAGTCTGGAAAAGTCCCTCCACCGAAGTTCAAGGCATTAACTCGAACGGAAGGAACTGGAGCAAGTGCGATGTCAGGTACAAAAGCACGTAAACTTGCGCGTGATGGAAAGTATGAAGAATTTGCGAATGCAGTGCGTGTAGGCAAAATAGACGACGCAGGTATCCGCGAACTCTATGATGCAATTCGTAAGAAGAAGGGTGGAAGGACTAGGCGGAACAAGGCATCAAGCAAAGCTTTATATCGCCGAGGTTTGCGATCACGTATCGGATCATCAAAAACCAATCGTTCTTCATACTGATCTCAAGGTTGTTCGATAGATTGG